GTTGACTACCTGAGCCGTCAGAGTCTTACTGTTAAGGTACGTGTTGGCAGCTGCAGTCTTAGTTAAGTAGGTAGACGACGCGTTCGCTACCTGCAGCCGGTCGCTGATAAGAGTCCTGAGAGCAGTGTTGGTCGACGTCAGGTTGTTCTTGACGTTTGTGATAGCGAGGTTGGTGTTTGCGAGTGTCGACTTAACGTATGAGTTGGACGCTTTAGTTCCAATGAGGGCTGTGATCGTCGTGGAGAAGTTTGGATCGTCTCCGAGCGCGTCGGCCAGCTCCTTAAGAGTGTTGAGCGTGGTCGGTGCAGAGTTGACGACTGCGGCTACAGAAGTGTCGACGTAAGTCTTCGTCGCGTAGGTCAACGCTAGGTTGGCTATCTGTATGCGATCGGCTATCAGAGTCCTGAGGGCGGTGTTGGTCGACGTCAGGTTGTTCTTTACATTCGTTACTGACGCGTTCGTGTTGGCTAGCTGACTCTTAATGAACGCGTTGGTGTTAGCTAGAGCAGCTCGCTCGACAGCCTTGGTCTGATAGGTCGATGCAGCATTGGCTACCTGCAGCCGGTCACTGATGAGGGTTCTTAGAGCAGTGTTGGTCGACGTTAGGTTGTTCTTGACGTTTGTGACCGACGCGTTAGTGTTGGCTAGGTGCGCCTTCTCCGTCGCGATAGTCTGGTACGTAGCGACTGCGTTAGCGACCTCTAGGTACTTTGTCGTAGATCCACCACCTGTAGCGACCACCTCACCCCAGTAAACGGTGGTGCCGTTAGTCTTAAGCGCGTACCCGCTGGTACCGAGGGACCCGTTAGCGATGAGACCCGTGAGAGACGCGTTGCCGGAGACGACCAGATTCTTAGAGACGGTGACCGACTTACTGAACGTGACCGCAGAGTTGACGGACTGAGCAGTGACGGTCTTATTGTTCAGGTATGTGTTAGCTGCAGTCGTCTTAGACAAGTACGTCGCTGACGCGTTGGCTACCTGCAGTCGGTCGCTTATCAGAGTCCTGAGGGCGGTGTTGGTCGACGTCAGGTTGTTCTTGACGTTTGTGATCGCGAGGTTGGTGTTGGCTAGCTGACTCTTGACGAAAGCGTTGGTGTTTGCGAGGGCGGCTCGCTCGACTGCCTTGGTCTGGTAGGTCGCTGCCGCGTTAGTTACTTGGAGGTACGCATCGAGCTCGACTCTCTTAGCGAGTCTGGATCCACCGGCGGTCAGACCGTCGTGGGCGACTATAGTCTTGTTAGTGAAGTCATAGGTCACCTCGCCGTTCGCGCCGGTGAAACTCGAGTGCGCGACCGCAGAGCCTCGTCTTAATCTAACTTCTACTGACATCGAGAGCCCCAGCTGTGTACATTATTTATCAGAGAGAGCCGTAGTCTTGCGTCGAGCTTACCTCTTCGGTTATCTTACCGTAGTCGGCAGCGTTCACGCCAGTTCCGATAGGCACTGGGTCAGGATTTGGGTTATCCTCAGTCGGTTGCGGAGTGACTTGCAGCGTCCCGTCCACAGCTTTGAGCTGGATGTCTCCTAGGACGATCGTGTTTCCGGTCAGGTACAGCGAGCGGTACTTTCTCGTAGAGCTGCCTATGTCGTACGTGTTTCCGACCGCGGGTATGAGAGCCTGGGTCTCGACGGTGGTCGTAAATGTGTTGGACAGAGTGCCGCCGCCACCGCTGACGGTGTTCGCCTGCCACTTCTTAAGAGTCGTGTTGTACACCAGCGCCTGACCGTTGGTCGGCGACTTGACGCTGTTATAATCGACGTCGTCTAGCCTGTACAGCTTGACCTCGCCCGACCCAGGCGAGGACGTACCTACTATACCCGACGAGAACGCTATCCTAGATATCCTACGATCGACGGCCTCGTTCAGCTTACTGAACTTATCGTCTATGCTCTTGACGATCGGAGCTACGTCGGGAGAGTCTCCCTGGTCGCCCTTATCGCCTCTTGGACCTGCTGGACCAACTGGGCCGGGTGCGCCAGCGTCTCCCTTGTCGCCCCTTGGGCCAGCCTCGCCTCTCGGCCCCCTGGGACCAGTCTTACCTATCGGTCCGGGATCTCCGCGCTCGCCCCGCTCTCCGATTGCACCAGGCGCGCCGTCCGCACCGTCTCTCCCAGGCGCGCCAGCCGGTCCAGTCTCGCCCCTGTCGCCCGCGTCACCCTTGGGCCCCTCGGCGCCGTCAGGCCCGCGATCGCCTTTGAGACCCCTTGGGCCAGCGTCTCCCTTCTCTCCCCTGTCACCCTTGAGTCCCTGAGGACCGACTGGGCCGGTCTCACCCTTCTGGCCGCGCGGTCCCTGAGGACCCTGTGGACCAGCGTCGCCGCGGTCGCCCTTGAGTCCCTGAGGACCTACGTCGCCCCGCTCTCCCTGCAGCGCGTCGATCCCAGCGACCTGCTCGAGGATGGCGTGGTTGCTCTCTCTGACCTCAGCTAGGATCTCTAGTCGAATCTGCTCGCGCGCCTCCTCGAGCGCGCGCGCGACTCGAGCCTTCACGAGCTCGTCTGCAGCCGCGAGTATCTTTGCGGTAGAGACTGCGTCCACGGCTACTTACCCTTAGCGGCCGCGATCCCGTCGAGCGTCTCCCTCATGCTCTCGACCAAGCGCCTGTCCTCGTCGCTCATAGCATCCTCCTCGCGTACGTCGGGCAGGCCTATGATGATCGACTCCTTAGCGGCCACCGGCTTGCTCGGTGGAGGAGCTGGCGGAGCTTGCTGAGGAGGCGCGGCTGGAGCACCAGGCGCACTCGGAGCGACTGGAGGTGCGTCTGCGACCTCGTCCTCCATCTCCGAGTCGATGCGCTCGACGTCGTCCTCCGTCTGGTGCAAGACGTGCTCGCGGACCCACTTCTTAGAGAAGTACCGACCTACGTATGGGTCGACGATCTGCAGGAGAGTAACGCGAGACGTGACGACCTCTTGGTCCTTCAGCTCAGAGAAGTGATTGTCCTCGCTGAAGTCGTACCTGACTTCGTTGCGGATCGTGGCCCACTCCTCCCGAGTCATGACTTCCTTGAGGGCGAGCTGAGTCTCGAGCAGGTTGTCGAAGATGTGACTGAAGCGGTGACGAAGTCGCTTGATGAACTTTGCGAACTTAAGCTCGTCTCGAGTTATCTCCGATGGGCGACCGAGGTTGAATCCAGTCTCCGGCTCGATCCTCGCGATCGGAACGTTGAGGGCGCGGTACAGCTTCTTACGAAAGTAGTTGACGTCCTCCATCTCACCGAGGTTCTGCCCACCCGGGAGCGTCGTGATCTCAGTGCCGCGCCCGCCCTCTCGCCTAGGCAGCCAGAAGTCCTCGAGCATGGTCATGAACTTACGATCGTCCCTGACCTCGCCGGTGTTCGCGTCGTACACGAGGCGGTTCTTATGCTTTATCATCATGTCGCGGAGGTACTGCTCGGCCTTCATCTTAGGAAGGTTGCCGACGTCGATGTAGAATATCCTTCGCTCCGGAGCGCGGCTTAGCCTATAGATGACGACGGCGTCCTCGAGCATTCGAAGCTGGTTGATGGGCTTGATGGCCTTGTGCAGGTGGGACAGGACCATCTTGTTTCTCTGGTCGAGCATCCCGCTGTGCGTGTAGCAGATCGAGTCCGGACTGATCTTCACTCCCTGCAGCTGGACGCCCGTGCCGAACCCAGTCGGGTTGTACTGATAGTACTCGGAGTACGCCGGAGCGACTGGAATGCGTCTGGCCACCGCAGATGGATCCGGTCGCACGGGTATGCGCACCTTTCGTATCCTTCTTGGGTCGAGGTACCTGAGCTCCTGGATGCCGTCTCTCGGACGCTTGACGTCGATCATCATGTGATAGTACAAGCGACCGTCAACGTACCACCGCTTGAAGATCTCATAGCACATGTTCTGAAAGTCTAGGAGCTCGAGGACGCGGTCGAACTCCTCGCGGATGCTCTGCTTGATCGACTCATTGTACTTCTTAGAGTCGAGACCGTCTAGGTCGATGCTGACGGGTGAGTCTGAGCCTTCGTCGACCACGATGGCTTCGTTGACTATGTCGTCGATGGCAGCCTCGGCCTCGGGCTGCATGGATATCTCTCGGTACCTAGTGACGAGCTCGCCTTCGGTCTTAGCCGTGCCCTCTAGGTCTACGAACGTTCCGTACGCTCCGCCGGGAGATATCTCTATCGCGCCGTCGTCCTTCGAGGGAGGCGCGAACGACGGCACCTCCGCCGCGCGCTTGGCGTCGTCTTCTATCTTACCGATGCGGAAGCCAAAGAGCTCTATCGCCACTCGTCAATCCCCAATAGAAATGGGCCCGTCGTATTTATAACGACGGGCCCAGCGTTGATCAAGATGCTGTTGTTAGACCGCGATCGTTCCGGTCGTCGTCGGTGCGGTGACGTCCCAGTAGTCGTACGCGAAGCTGACGGGGAATGTCTCGATCGCGTCACCGTTCTCCCAGTCGAGGTCGATCGTTCCGATCGTCTGAGGGAAGATGTTGACGAACCTGTAGGTGCGAAGCGGCGCGCCGACCTTCGAGTACTGAGTCACTGTAGCAGTGGTGCGATAGTCAGCGTTCGAGGGCAGGGCGGTGCTCCTCAGGTTGGCCTGGTGCCGGTTGATGAGGTTGGACCAAGTCTCCATCGCCTGCCTGATCTGAAAGTCCTCGTCGTTCATGACGGTGACGTCCCAGTTCGGGAAGGTGCGCGTTCCCGCCACCTTGATGCGGCGGCCGAAGAACGGAAGCTCGATGACTCCTAGGTCGCTCGATGGTATCTGAGCCGTGCGGCAGGTGAAGGCGAACCTAGCACCTACGTTCGGCACTCCGTTCGGCGTGTCGACGATCACCTGGAAGAGTGAGGGCCGAGCGCCGCCGAGCGGTAGACCCGCCGAGGCAAAGTCGTTGATGTTGAAGGCCATGTGCTCCTATCCTCCCAGTCCCTTAGAACTTGCCTACGACTTCGGTGAAGTCCACGCCCGTGCGGACCGCAACGAAGTTTAGCTGGATGAAGTTGATCGAGCGCGCCGGCTTGACGTAGATGTCGCCCACGAACTCGTTACGGTCGATCACCTCCGGAGTGTTGTTCGTCTCGTCGCAGACCACGCGGAAGTCATAGATGCCGCGGCGACCCTGGACGTCTCGGAGGAACGGCTCGACGAGGTTGCGGAACTGGGCCCGCGTGAACTCGTCGTTGAACTCGAAGAGAGTGAACTTAGCCGCAGTCGAGATAGCCTTCTCGAGGACGATGAACAGCCTCCGAACGTTGATGCGATCGAACGCGCTCGGCTTAGCGAGGAGCGTCTTGTCGCCGAACATCACCGTTCCCTGACCAGGGAAGGTCACGATTGGGTTGATGCCGTTCTTATAGAGCTGGTCGCGCTGCGCCTTGTTAGCATTGTAGGTCAGGCGGATCACGTTCTTGATCTGACCGCGGTTGAAGCCGGCCGGGCTGTACCACGGGTCGCGCTCGAGGTCGGTCCTCGCCATGAGGCCGGCGACGTCGCCGTTCGTCGGGACGTAGCGGTAGACGTCGTTGTACTTGTCGTACTGGTACTTGTACCCACTGTCGAGCGTCGCGTAGGACGTTGACGGAAGCAGGTTGCGGAAGGTGATCGTGTCGTCGACCTCCTTGCCGACGTACGAGCCGTTGTTGACTACGTCCGCCCTGCGTGGGCTCAGGACCGCGATGCAGTCCTTTCGCTTCTCGGCCACGTTGTTGATGATGTGGATCGCGCGAGTCTGGTTGGTCTGACCCGCGAGGATGAACGACACGTCGACCGCCTCTGGGTTAGCGAAGAGGTC